GAAGTTGGCGAACATACCGGCGTCCAGCATCTCACGGATAGCTGCGGTTGTGGCTTTTGTCAGGTTCCCAATAGTGTGGAGCAATCCAAGGCCATAAATGCCCATTGCTTCGATGTACGGATAGCGCACGTACATATTGACGGGCATGTACATCGGGTCGTCTTCGCGCCAGTTGCGGCGGATTTCCAAGACTTGTTGGCTATCGCGGTCAAGAACGATCTTGTACGGCAGCGGCATTCGGTTGGGATGCTCGCCAAAGTCTCGCTCGCACAGAATTTCATAGATCGTTCGGTCGTTGTCCTCTGGCCGCTGCGGCATCACGTCGATGCCCTGGATACGCGCCTCGATTACTTCGTCCTGATCTGGATTATAGCTGGCCTGTGACAATGCCACATCGCGGTAAATCCCCGCGATCTGCATGCGCTTAACCATGCTATCCCGCATGCGGATGCGATGCGTTATGCGGCGCGCGTTGCGCAGATCTGTAGCGGAGGCGTCAACGATCAGATCAGCCGCATCCACGCTCTCGGACACCGGGCGGCGGCGCAGCGGACAATGGTAGACCTTCTTAAACCCAGAACCGCCGAAACCGACATAGAACAGCATCCTATCAGTATCAGGATAATACTCCGGGCAACGCTGCGTCAGGTAGATATTCAGGTCTTGTTCGAGGATTTCCGCCCATTCGTCGGCAATGCCAGTTCCGCCCGCCGAATTATCAATGACCTTGATCGGCCCCATGGCTGGCAGCAGCTCGCCGCGCGCATTGGCCTGGAACCGCAGCACGGCTTGCAGCAGCGTAGGCGAGCGAACGGTGCTCATGCCTTCAAGCGGCGCGGATGAATTGCCCGTATCGCCGCGTGGGTTCTCGATCTTCAGACCAAGCAATTCAAGCCCTTGCTCGCGCTGGTCCATCCATTCGGAGCGAGAGCCTAGATCGCTATCAATCTCGTTAATCAGCTCATTAGCCAGAGCGCCGTATTCAATGTTGCCCGAGACAGCCAGATTGTCATTGAACTTTTCGGATAGCTTGCCCCCCAAATTGGGCGCGAAGTCGATGGTAATGCTTCCGTCAGGCCCCTCGATCTCCATAACGCCGGTTTTCGGGTCCAGCTTAGGGTCTGCAACATCGCCTTCAATGGCAATCTCAAGATCAGGTTGTGGCAACGCGGCAATCGGCGCGGGGGTTTGCCGAATGTTCGCGGATGCCAGGAGGTCGCCTAGTGTAGAACTCATCTAATCCCCGCATTATCGTCAACAAATACCAGCGGACGGCCTTTTTCGGCATCCCATTCACGCATTTTGCCATCCGGCGCGCGGTAGACTTCAACCTTGGCTGTGCATTTCTCTGGCACGCGCACGTAGCCTAGCTGTTCAGGCGCATACCAATGCCCGGTGAAAGCGGGCTGTTTCATGTGTTATACAGCGGCTTAGCCGTCCCCCTGTGGCGCAGTCGGTCAGTTACGCCGGATACGGCATCTTCACGACGAGGCGCGAAACCACGCTGGCGTAGGTGCTGGAGCGCCATAGAGCAGCAGTCCACCAAATCATCATTCTTGGCGCGCGGGAAGTTCGCAACCTCTTGGATCACCATATCTGCCCAAGCTTTCTCCAGTGGAGCATATATCAGACCCTCAGAAAACAAATGCTGTATCGAGTATAGGCGCGCGGATTTGTCGCCGTATTGGCGCGGTTCATACATTACAACGCCAAAAGGCTTTCTTGCAAGTATTTCGCGTATTGTCTGGATTACCGCAAATCCATGGGCCTTGTTCTCGATTATCAGAACGTCAACGCGATATCGAATGCAGGTAAAGATAACCTTCTCCACCAGCTCCGGCAGTCCCAGCCGCTCCCGCCAGGCATTCAGCAACAATATCTTGGGCAGCGAAGCTGACACAACAGACATGCGCTCTCGGCTTTCCTGGCCGAACAGACTTCGGTCGCGCGGCTCATTGCTGGCTACAAAGTCATAGCCGCCGAACTCGTCACCAACGATCGCGCCGCTGTCCTGGAACGAGCCCCAAACCGTCAGCGCGGAATAGTCGCTCTCTTCCTTCTCGGTCATAGCGGTATCGAGAGACGCCACGATGTAATCCAGAGGCGGCGTTTGTTTAGACGGCCAATCCTGCCACCATTCGGTTTTGATGATGCCACCGCCGCGCGGGCTGGGGGATTGTTGGAGCTGTCCGCTGGTAGCCGTCGGGCCTAGTCGCTTTTCTAGTTCTCCAACCTCTTTCTCTCCGAACCGCTCTGGCCATAGCAGTTCTCCATCTTCCGTGCGGATATCAGCCGGGCAAGCGCGTCCAGCATCGAACCTCATGGGAAGCATGAGATGCGTCCAATCGTCCGCTGTGCTGGCGAGGATGTGGCCCGTTATATCTTCCTCATGGAGCCTCTGTTGCACCACCACAAAAGCACCGGTCTTGGGATTATTGAGGCGCGTCGATAACGCTTCATCCCACCATAGGTTAGTTGTTTCTCGAACAGCCTTGCTCTCGGCGTCCTGTGCGGAGTTAGGGTCATCGCAGTTATGCACAAGAATGCCGCCAGCGAAGTAATTATGGTCAATATCTACGTTAACATTATATGTAACTGGCTCATATCCGCCGTCTTCAACGCTTTCGACAATTGACGCTTCCACTTCAAGCGCTCTGCTGGCCGTCCGTGCATCTGCCCGTGACAATATCGGCAAAGCGTTATCAGGTTCTTGTGGTCCAAGTTCTCCTTGTTGTAATCTATATGATGAACGCAAAGAAGACGACCGTTTTTCTCCGGCGTCATGCCGCACATACGGCATACATTGCCGTCCCTGTCCCTTATCTTCTGCTTGTATGTCCTTGTCCATCCTGGTGGATAAGGGCGCTCCGCCTCTCCGTGAACGTATCTGCCATTCCCCTCCCCTGTCATGCGATGTGCATGGGCTATGTCTTTGCACTCCGTAGAGCAATATTTGTTCTTGACCGTACGCGGCTTGAACGGCTTCGCGCATTGCTCGCAAGGCTTTTCTTGCAAGCGTCCATTCCTGTCCCATACATCCAGAGAGGAGCATGAAGTACTGCAAAACTTCGATCTCTCGGCTTGGGATTTGTGGCGGGTAAACGGTGCCGAACATCTTTTGCAATAAAGCGTAATATCGCCGCCAGCCCAAGCGTGGTTCTTCTCTCCCGAATAGTCCTTGGCGTGGCATTGCCTGCTGCAATACGGGCCTCTCTCGTATCGCTTCCAATGGGACGGCCCGCGATATGTCGAGACGCCACAAACTACGCAAGAGCGCTGGCCATTTAAGACCGCCTTGTACGTCTTTAACCTCGTCCGGCAATGCTGGCTGCAACATTCCAGCCTGCTCGCGTGGTCTTTCCCTGTCATGTCCGCATCGCACCACCGGCAATGACAATGCCTTAAGCCGATCTCCGGGTCTAACGTTGGTAGCAGGTACGAACCCCCTTCCTTCAACGTAAACGGGATGATCTGTCGTACATCTGAATTGGCCGGAACCATGTTTAACCAAGACAGTAGGCCGGCCTGGATTTCGCTCATATTTGAGAATGCGTCGCCATACGACGGAAGACCCGTTCCAGGACGCCACTTTGCAGGAAATACGTTGTTCGACAACTTTACCGATCTCCATAAAACCTTGATCGGTATATATCATTTCTTCATATGGCAGGCAAACAATAATACTGCCGCCGAGTCCAGTTAATGTACCTCCAACAGACGTTGATAATCGTCCGCCATTGTAATCATTGACGAAATCGTCTTTTCGGTTGCTGTCCGCCAAGATCGAGAACTTATCGCCCCAATTCTCTTGGAACCACTTACTGAACAGTAGCCGACGCGATTTCTCAGCCGATTTGACTGATAGGTCATACGAATAGCTGGCAAACAGGAATTGCGCGCCGGGTCCGATGGTGTCCGACCGTTCATCCTGTATCCAGGTCCAGAGCGGCCACGCCACACCTATCAGGGCGGTTTTGGCTGTTCTCGGTGGCACGTTCACAATTAGGCGCTTAATTTCACCCCGGTTAACTGCTTCCAAGTGCTCGCAGACAACCTCCAAGTGCCAGTTGCCCATGAAGTCAACGGAATCAAAATACGGCCAGGATTGCTTAAAGAACTCGTATAGTGAACCTTCTGCGAGTTCCTTAAGCTGCTGCTTCCGCTTCGCGCGCATGTCATTGAGCACGCGCATGATGGCCGGGTTAGCCATTACTCCGGAATAAGCCTCTTACGCCGCCCCGTTGGCGTTGTTTCTTCCGCCTCCGGCTCGCCAAACTCAATCGCACGTGGCTTAGTCAACGTCACACTCTCACCGCGCCGGTAATCCACAACGATTTGCAAATCCTCGTCAGTCAGGGGCGTCGGGGCGGCAAACACTTGCAGTTTTGGCAACTTGACCGGCTCCAGTTTGACCGGCTTGCGGCCTCTGCCGGCGACGATCCACACACGCCACTTCTCGCCAGCCGCCAGCTTTTTCGCGCCCCAGTCTGTGCCGTGAACGCGGCTATAGTGGCGAATGGCAGCGGCGAACTTGTCCGCTTCGACCTCGGTGTCGAACGCCAAGCTATCCCCGATCTCGGCCTGGGAGAGGTCCCATTTACGGGCAGATGTGGGGATCGGGATATTCTTATCGAAGATCACTGACCGCCAAGCCCAAACGAACAGGATGCAACCAATGCACACAGAACCACAGTGAAACATATTGCATAAACTGATTTATCTGACATCTCACTCTCCTACGTTTATAACGCCTCGATAATGCAACCCGTCTATAGCCAATTCCACAACGCGCGGCACGATGTCCATGGCCAGATAGCGCTGGATAGTGGAGATATGCACGTCAAGGTCTTTGGCAAGTTCCCGGCGCCACGGTTCGCCGTATAGCGCTAGGCCGGCGGCTTTTAGTTCGGTGGGGGTCACTCAGATAGCCCCCACAGACCGCAGCAGACAAATGATGATATCCAGCGGAATAATGAAGGCATTAAACACGACGTTCAGGATAAAGCCAACAAAATGCCCGATGTGTACAGGGTGGCCGACGATCAAGCCCAAGACATACCCGATCTCGTCAGCCGTAAAGCCCGCGCACGCATAAACGATGCAGAACCCCAAAACGGCGAAAATTAGAAACACAATCATGTTTTTCTCTCCTACGCGCTCCATGCGTCTCATCCTCATACGCAATCTGCTATCCCGCGTCAAGCATTTTGCGTTAGATTTGTGTTGACTGGGCATTATGCTGGGTGGCAAGTTAAGGGGATAGCAACGGAGAATGATATGAGCGAGATGATTGAGCGCGTGGCGCGGGCTATGTGTCGTGAGTGGCTAGAGATGGATTATGAGGGCGAGAACGTTGACCATCTCGTCGAGCGTGAATGGAGCGGATGGGCATACATCGCACAAACTGCCATCGCCGCAATGCGCGAGCCAACCCTCGGCATGACTGATGCCGGTTACGCGGCGTCTGATGAGCACCACACCATGTCCGCCGCATGGCAGGCCATGATCGACGAGGCGCTGGCCGAATGACCGAACAAGAACAGGAAGCCATCGAGAATGCCGCGCTCGATGCGATGATGTATGGCACCGGGTTCCTTATGTTCACCGTCGAGCACAATAAGGTGGTGGTGAAGCATATCGACCCGCTTACCGTACGGATTGCGGCGCCTGTCGTCGTGGAGTTTGCCGAATGACCACGGAAACCATAACCGAACTGCGCCAGCTCTACGCAACCGCGCGCCGCAACTTCGCGCTTTGCGTGCTAGAGGTCCAGAGCGATCTGCCCATGTCCGCGCATCAATGGCGCATCAAGGCTGATCGGCTACAATCGGCTATTCGTCGGGCCGAGCGTTTGGCGCATGTGGATTTGCTTGACGCGGCGGTGACGCTACTTAGGCGGGAGAGCGAACCATCATGAAGCCATGGCCTGCCACTCACGCTGATGTTGGCGTGGTCATCTTCGCTATTCTCGTCGTGCTACTGATCGGCGAAGTCATCTGCATCATACGCAACCGATAATCCCATAGCCTGTGCGCGCTTCCTCACGGGTTGTCAGCGAGCAACCATCAACACCGACCTCTCTAACCGCGTTGGCAGGCAAATCTTCCATCCAATCCGGCATGAGCAAACCCTACCGCGCTGCAAAAAGTTAAGGATAAGGTCGGCATCGCTTTTTTAGTGAAAGAGACGGAATATGATCAAATTAACCCTCGAATTCCTTGGCGCTATGTATGCTGTACAGCTCGCCTGGATAGCGATTATGTGTGCCGCCGAGATGCTATTCCCTCGACATATGGAGATTGACGACGAGGATTAGCCTATCCGCTTAAGGCTCTTCCTCGTCAACCACTTCGACGAGTTGGTATTTTCCACCCAGCTGCTGGCTAAGCTCCGCGATTTCTGCCAGAGCCTCCAAGTCGGACAACGGCTTGGCCTGCTTGATCGTGGCTTCGATGGTGGAGTGGGATTTGTCCGCATATGGCGGAGAAATCTTCGATGCGCGCCAACGGTAGTGGCTGGCAAGTTCTCGGGCTTTGGTAATTTGGGCCGGAGTTGCGTCTTTCGGCAGATCGTCAAGCGCCTTAACCGCCATTTCATCCCATGAATGGCCGGCAATTGAGCGCGCTTCCCTGGCTCGCATTGCGCGATCCTCATCCGCCGCAATCCAGTCGAGCAAAGCGGCTTTGCTGACGCACCAATCCCGCGCAATCTGCGTGAGCATGATGCCATCCATGATAAGCTCGCACAACTCGTCCGTTGTGTGGCCTGCTACGTCAATCTTGGGTTTAGGTGCGTACGCCATAAACGCCTAATAACATGAACAATTCGTGAGGTTCAACCTATTTTGAACATCCACGCCACGGCCACAACAGCGCCAGCAAACACCACCACAAGGAATAGCCATAGCAGGGCCAGATCGTACCACGGGAGAGTAGAGCGACTGCGGAGCGGTGAAGGCGTCCTGACGCTAAATGCAGGCGCGCCGGGTTTGAACACGTTTGGCATTGGTTGTTCCGGTTTTGTGGTCGGACAGAATATCCAGCACCTCGAACCCCTCCATTTCGGAGCGGATAACGCGCGCCACAAGCTCCGGGATAGCGCGTTCTCCCGCCTCCCAGAATTGGACAGCGCGGCGGCTGGCTCCGAGTGCTGTTGCCAGCGCGCCTTGCGTCAGGCCTAGGATGTTGCGGGCGGCTAGGAGTTCGGCGGGGGTCATGCGAACGCCAAGACGATGTTTTTGTCAGCCTTGTCCTGATCGGTGTTCATCCGACGAATGCGGTTCGCCACGATCAGACGGCGGCAAGCGGCAATCACCATGCCGTCGTTGTTATCCTTGGCTTTTTCCAGCACATCCCAAACAATCTGCATCATGGGGGTCATCGTCTCTGTCCTCATTTCCCGGCGCTAGATTGCGTCTCGGTAAGTCACTTATACGCACATTGTCGCAGCATGTCAAGCGCATTTTGCGTCAAACCCGCGCCGACTCCGCCTTAACATAAGCCTTTCCGCAGTGCTCGTGACAATACACCCGACCCGGCGCTGAAGGCTCATCACAGTAGCGCCAGCTACCCTTAACCCCCTGCACCCAGCTACAAGGCTCTACGCGCGCCCTGGACGGCTTCTGCTGATCCGGGGCTATGTGTGTAGGCTCGGTGCGGATAACGGCATGTATGGCCTCCTGAGAGGCTTTGCGCGCGGCAATAGCTTGCAGCCTGCCAGCGTATTTGCCTCCCTGTTTGATCGGCGACGGCCTGGCGGGCAGGTTAAGCCGGTGCGCCTTACCCACAACGGCGTTTTTGGAGATGTTCAAACGAC